GAGCCGGTCTCGTCGGTTACCGCCTGAGCGTGCTCGATGGCAGCCGCCGCGGCTCCAGAGAACGCCTCCCGAACCTTGCGTCCTGCCTCGCTCTGGTAGTCGAGGTTAAACCCGTTCTCCTTCACGGCCGCGTTGAGGTCGTCCATCGCCTGACCCCAGCCGGTGAGGGCATCGAACGCCCCAAGGACCGTTCCGATGAGACTTTCGATCGTGGCGTTCAGATCCTCGATTCGTTCCGCCGCGGTCGAGGTCGGGTCACCCATGGTCTCGATGGCATCAGCAAGCGTAACGGCCTGAGGGCTCGCGTTGGCAGCCTCGAGCGCCATGAGTCGGATCTGGTCGGCCAGCATCCCAGTGGTCTGGGCAGTATCCTCGGGATCATAGTCCTCGAGCTTGTTCAGCCAGTTCTCGACCTCACCAGCGGATATGCCGAGGGTGTTGGACAGCGTATCGATGTCGTGCTGCCACATCAACTGTCGCTGCTGGGCTGCCTCCATCTCTGCGCGGAGAGCCTTGGTCGCGTCCTTGTTCTCCTGGATCTTGTTCGGAAGCGGGCTCAGGTTCTCGAACAGCTGGCGAGCACCGGTGGACCACATGTTTGTGGTACCGATCATGTTGCTCCACTCTTCGTCAAGCCCTGCGAGCTTCTCCTTGCTTGCGTCGACGAACCCTCGGAGCCCTGCCAGGGTGTCCATGTCGAACTGACCCTTGAGGGTCGAGACAAGCTCCTTCGCCTTCTGCTGGGAGTTCTGCATGGCCGTGGTGAGCGCGATGAACCCACCCACGACCGCGGCCCCAGCAAGGGTAGGACCGATCGCGGCAAGTGCTGTCCCGATACCCCGGATACCGGTACCGAGGTTTGTGAGCGCGGCGCCAAAGTTACCCGTGACCAGAGCCTTGAGCGCAGAGCCGAGGAACCCAAGACTGGCGGTCAGACCCATGAGCCAGCCGATGGCGTTGCCGGCCGCCAGAGCTAGGAGGCCACCCCGCACGGCGAGGAGCCCTGCCTGGAGCTGGATGAACGCAGCCGCCGCACTGAGCAGCCGTCCCACCAGGACAGCACCGTAGGCGGCAGCCACCGCCAGCACCAGGGCAGGGTGATCAGCGAGGAACCCTGCCACCGCGCCGAGAGCTGTGGCTAGAGCCGTGAGCCCCGCGATTGCCACCGCGAAGGTCATGCCCGCCATCGTCTTGAGGACCGGTCCTACCGCCTGAGCAAGCTGCTTGAGGACGCTGATCACGTTGGAGATCGCGTCACCGATGGCTCGCACTGCCGGCTGGGCTGCCTGCCACGCGTTGGCCAGGCCCTCACCAACCTGGGGACCAACCCGCTGCACCCAGCTCATCGCGTCACGGAGCTTGGGGATGAGCGCGGCACCGATCTCGATGCCGACCGCGGTGATCTGGTTCTTGAAGACCTGGAACTGCTTTCCGAGGCCCTTCATCTGCTCCTGGAACGCCGCCTGGGTAGCACCAAGGTTGTCGGTACGGTCGTTCATCGCCTCAAAGACGCGGTTGTAGACCTGACCCGCGTCCGTCATAAGGGCGAAGGCACCACGGGCTGCCCGGATCTCCGGGAACAACCTCGCGAGCATCTCGATGCTGCCACCAGTGACAACCCGCAGGTCCTCCATCACCCCGTGGAGTCCCCGCTCCTGGATGGCGGCTAGACCACTCTCGTACCCCATCTTCCTGAACGCTGCAGCAAGAGCATCGTTCGGGGTGATCATCTCGCGGATGAGCCGGTTGAGCGAGGTGGTGGCCTCGGACGCACTCAGACCCGAGAGGGTCATGGTGGCGATGGCGGCACCGACCTCCTCGATGGAGATTCCCGCGGCTGCTGCTCCCGCGTTGACCTGACCGAGCTCGTGGGCCAGCTCCTCGAAGGTGATGACACCAAGCTCTACCGTCCTGAACAGCACGTCCGAGACGTAGGAGGCATCCTCGGCTTCCAGGCCGTAGGCGTTGAGCACACCCACGATGGTGCGGGCGGCTGTCTCGGTGTCGGTGAGACCAGCAGAGGCAGCCGTGGCTGACGCCTCGAGGACGTTGAGAGCGTCGGCACCCTGGAACCCCGAGGACACGATCTGGTAGAGGCCCTCCGCCAGGGTGGTGGCACTCTGGGGAAGCCGGGTTGACATCTCCAGTACAGCGTTCGACATTGCCTGGAACTGAGGCTCGCCAAGACGGAGGATCGTGTTGACGTTTCGCATGGCACCCTCGAACTTGACCGCGGCAACGACCGCGGCTCCGAGGGCTACTGCTGCTGCCACCGCAACAGACTGGAGAGCGAGCCTAAGACCCGCCATGACCTTGGAACCACGGGTACCCATCCCCGTGACCGACGTGTCAAACTGACGGATGGCACCCGCGGCAGCTCCCAGGGTACGGGCTAGACCCGCGTCCCTACCCGAGAGAATGACCGCGATGTTCCGCGTCATAGCGTGTCGTCACCACCCATACCTGGCGCCTTCCTGAGAGCCTCCTCGTGACGCTTCTGCTGTTCGATCGGATCTTTGTCGGGATCGTACCAGTCGTCGGCATCCTCGTCGAGTTGGTCGAAGGGGATGAGCGTCACGAACGTCCCCCGGGCCTTCTTCGGGATGCTCTCCTGTACCCGCTCGATCTCGTCGCACCCGTAGCAGTGTCGCATGACCGCGGCCAGGATGGGATCCGCCAGTGGGATGCCGTCGTCTCCCACCCAGTCCTCGGCCAGGGTGCCGCACTTGGGACACGCCTCGCGCATCACCATCTCGTACGCCACTGCCTTGTCTCGATCCAGCTGGTTCCACTTCTGCGGTCCACCTAGGAAGTGCGAGTGTGAGATACCGTGTTTCTGGCAGATCGACATCTCCTCACGGAAACGAGGATCTGCCTTTAGACGTTTCCCAGATCTTGGATCTTGCGGATCCCCTGGTTGACGTTCGATGCTGCCTGACAGATGTCACCAATCTCTCCGGCAGCCCAGAACCCGTCCTCCTTCATCTCGTCCATGAAGTCTCGGGTAAGCGGCTCCTCCATGACGGGAGATAGCCCCTGATCGAGCCGCTTCTCAGGGTCGAACGGGGGCATGGCCGCGGAGATCTTCCCGTCCTCGTCCTCCACGTACAGGTAGTAGATACAGTGGGTGGCAAGCTCGGGGAGGAACGTCTCGTAGTTGTAGGCCAGTGCCTGGACGCCCATCCGCTTGGCTTCCTTGCGCTGGTCATCGGTCGGAGGGAACTTCGAGACGAGCTCGTCGTACTGCTTGGGCGGAAGGGACCGTGCTCGGAACCAGATCAGGTGCGGAGCTAGGTCAGCCTTGGCCTGCTCGACCTTCTCCTTGAGGTCGTCAACCTCGATCTCAGCCTCAACTCCGGACCGTCGTCCGACCCGGAGCTGAGCCTGAGCAAGCTGTACCGTCGCCTCGTTGAGCTTGTCCTTGTAAGACGTGTCCTCGGGGATCGAGAAGTCGAAGTAGATCGGCTTCTTACGGCTACGTAGGTGATCTAGCGGACGCTTGGGCATCGCCTGTCTCCTTGTCTAGTGGAGGTTGTCTGGGGTGAGAACTAGGCGGCGCAGGTAGCGTCGAACGTGGGCGGGTCCGTCGGTGTGAACCGAGCTCCCCACCGGGCGGGGTCGTTGCCCATCGAGTACTCGCGGTATGGACCGGTCGAGATGACCTTCCAGACCTCGCACTTGTCCGCCGCTGCCGGGTTGGCGCCTGCCGTGCCCTTGTAGAACAGAACCACGTGCCCCGTCGTGCCCTTTGCCAGGGTCGACTGCAGGGTGTTGACCGTGTCGTCCTCGTAGAACACCAGCTGGGGCTCCTGGGCCGTGTCCTCACCGGGGATGGTGGTGGTGAAGGTCGTGCTCAGGTCCGGGGTCGCGATGGGGGAGTTCGAGAACTCGAAGCCCGAGATGTCCGCGATCTGCTGGGTCATGTTGACGCCCGAGTTGATCTGGGCTGCTGAGGGCGAGGTGAGCGAACCGAGGGTGACAACCCAGTACGCCTTGCTCTTGCCTCGCCGGAAGAACCTCGACATGAACTACTCCTCCGGAGTGGTGTCGTCTGGTGCTGTCTCGTCCTCTGGCGAGGTGGCTGCTTCGACTGTCTCGGCGGTGGCTTCCGCCTCTGCGTCTAGGTTCACGAACCCGCGTCGCTGCCACACGCCATCGTACGCTTCCTGCGTAACGAGGCCAACGTAGAGCGCGTCATCAGGCTCGTCGGGATCTGGGGTGTGGTCCACCTGATCGGGGTGGTAGATCCGCACCCAACCTGCCTCAGGCATATGCCTGCACCTCCAGGTAGTAGAGGTCGACGCCGGACCACAGACCGGCCGTGGCGGTCAGGGCTCCTGCCTGACCAAGCCTTCGGTCTATGACCTTCATCGATCCTCCGGCACTTATCGGGTTGACAAACGACCCAGAGGCCGTTCTCTCTAGGATCATCCGTCGGACTCGGTCCGCCATGATCCCAGCACTGTCGTCTGTCCTCCCTACGGAGGTGATCTGGTACGCGATGCTACCACCCGAGTCGGGGTGGGCAAGATCCCCGTAGACAAGAAAGGTCGGGAACGGGTAGATCACCGCGTACGGGTACACTAGCTGGTTGTCAACGATCTGGGCGTCTCGGGGAGCCTCACCCACCTCGACCTTGTAGTCGATCCCCAGGGCGTTGCGGAGCATGTCGTGGAGGCCCACCGTGACCGGGGTTAGCTCGAGGACGTGACCCGCCATCAGATCCCCCTCGTGGCGACGACCATCATGTTCCGCACGTACATGGTCTCGACCACGTCGGCAGCGGGCCGCACGTGAGGCTGTGGAGCCTGTTGGTAGTACCGACCTAGGGTGTCCTGGCCGAAGAACCCGAGCTCAAGCCGCCGACCATAGGGTGCGTCGGTGGTCACCACCCGCTGGTTCCCATCTCTCTCGATGTGCCAGGAGTCCCGGTAGTTCCCGGTCCGGAACGGGGCTGCTGCCTTGATCATCGCGAGGAGGATACCAGCGTGTACCTCGGTGGCTGACTCGACCTCCTTGTCGAGGACCGCGGCCTTGGCGATGAACCGACCTGACAGCTCCCTGGCTCCCACCACGATGAAGCGAAATCCGATCATGGCCGGTCCGTGTACCTCTCTCGAAGCTCACAGCGAGCCTTCTCGAACAGGTTGAACGTGGAGTGCAGGCACTCCTCGACCCGGAGCCACTTCCCCACCAGGCCCTCGTCGTGGGAGCAGGCCGTGATCTTCACCTGGTCACCGACCACGATGGCGGGTGAGCCGCCCGGGATGCTCAGGTCGTAGAACCCGATCACCCGGGGCTGTCCACCCGCGAACTCGGAGAGGTTGCGGTAGGTCGGCTTGAGCTTACAGGCGAAGCTCCCTACCAGGACGCGTCCTCCGGTCGTGACCACCCCCGTCACGGGATTGGTGAAGTCGTCGGTGGCACCCTCCACGTCCCGGTAGATCTCACACGTGTCGATGAGCAGCAGCTCGTCGAGTCTTGGTCGGAGTCCGGTCAGGTCAAGTGGCACGGGGTACCACCATGTCCATCAGCGCCTTGATCGCGGACTCCGCCACGCCTGTCCCCAGATCCGCACCCTCCAGCATCTTCTTGTCGAGAGCTACCCGGTCGACATTGACGAGGAAGTCGAGAACGATGGCCTCCGGCACGATGTCCGAGGCGGGGTACGTCTCGAGTACCACGTCAAAGGTGTTGGACCCCTCGACCGGCTTCATCCAGACCACACGAGAACCCTGCTCGAGGTACTCGTTGATCTCCTGCTCGGTGATGAGCCCAAAGAAGTGCTGACGGACGGCCTCCATCACAGAGACACCGCTGCGTAGGTCACCCCCGTCACGTTGTCCACACCCACCCCGATGAGGCCACCGGAGTCCGCGAGGTCGTTGGGGAGCCTGACCAGGCGCAGGCCGCTGGTAGGTAGGGCGATGGAGATGTTGGGCACCACCGCGCCGTACACGTCCTTGGAGGTCGGGGTGTCCACCAGGAGGTTGCGGGCCGCGCCCGAGGTGTTGTTGACGAGCAACGCGAGACCAGGGGATCCCGCCTGGATGGTGTCTGAGGTGGACGTGGTACCCGACGGGGTCGCCATCGTGATCGCCTGTGGCGGGATGGTCGTACCATAGATCGGAAGCAGGGCCACGAGGGCCTCCTATCGGTCTTGACCCGCCCGCTCGAGCGGGTATGCCCTGAACATGGTCAGTCCACCGCCTGGTGGTATCGTGTCCGAACTGTCTGGATAGGCCGAGAGCTCGTACAGCCGACGCCTGATGGCATCGATGTTTGCCGCAGTGCTCTGCCCGTACTCACCCGAGACCTGGAAGCTCGCAGGCGAGGCGAGGATGACAGCTAGCCGGCTTGACCAGACGTGTCGGATGACCCCGACGAGGCCACCACGGAGCGCGTAGATGTCATCGAGCTCCGAGTCGTCGGGGCCACCCCACGCCTCTGGGGCTAGCTCCCCGTAGAGCAGGTCAAGTTGACTCTGACTGAGCGCCACTGGTCGACTTGCGGGCTCGGCTAGCCGGCTTGGGAGCTGCCTGGTCCGGCGCGTTCACGTTGCCGGCCTTGTTGCTGTCGTTGAACAGGTCCGCCATGGCCTGCTTGCCCTCGTCGAACGCCTCGGCCTCCTCGTCCTCGTCGAGGTCAAGGTCGGTCGCGACCTGTTCCCTGAACTCGGCGGCCTTGACCGCTGCGGCGATCTGGGAAGCATCCCAGTCGTCCCCGTACTCGACCTCCCGCTCGTCCGCGACCCCCTTGACCACCTGGTAGACCGCGTCGTCATACAGGTTGGATCCGGCCGCGTCCATCGGGTCCTCACACCAGGAGTCCTCGATGTACTCCTCTGCCCAGGAGGGAACCTCATCTCCCGGCTGGAGCACGACCTGCGGAAGTGGCTGGACACCGGGCTCACCCCGGCGCAGCTTCTCCACATGGTCCTCGTCTCGATCGTCGACGAGGGTGACCTCTCGACGAAGTACCTTCGCCATGTTGTCCTCCGATCAGGCCACGTCGGCCGTGAAGATGAGCTCGGGGTTGATGATGGCCGGGAGAGCCACCGCCGTCGCGAGCGTGAACGTCTGCACCGGGTTGTCATTCTGCAGGTTGAGGCAGACCACACCAGGGGCATCCTGCCGCACGATGAGCTGGCGCTCCAGGAGCCGCACGGCCTCGGCGGTGACACCGTAGAACGTGTTGCCCATGGGCTCGCCCACCGGGGGCAGGAGCACTACCTTGTCGGTGGGAATGACGGGAGTGAGGGTCCCGTTCACCCTGACGCTCACGTCGTAGAACGGATCACCCGACGGATCTGCACCCAGCCCGTTGAGGGGCGGGATGCCGAACTCCGAGAACACCTGCCCGATGGTGGCCAGGTTGACCCGGTTGGGAGCCGTGGACGCACCCGCCTGGGCATACGCACGGACCTCGTTATTCACCGCCAGGGCGGGGAACAGGGTACGGGACATCAGGATGCCCCGGGGCATGACGCCCGTGTCCGTCTTGTACAGCTCAAGCCAAGTGAGCAGGTTGGTGATCGGGGTAGCCGTGGCCGCGTTGGCGGTGGTCCACTGGGCCGCGCCCGCGAGGACCGGCTTGTGGCCAGCAGCCACGCCGAAGTCCACGGAGACGTTGACCCCGTTCTCGTTGAGGGTCAGGATGCCGTCGGTCAGGACGTCACCCCGGGCGAGTTCGATCCTGCCCTGGACAGCTCGCACCATCCGCTCGGCATCGTCGAAGATCGCGTCGATGATCGGGTTGGTGACACCCGTCTGCATAGCCCGGAGACGGAGTGACTCCTCCTCGGTCAGGGCAATCTGCCGTGACACCGGAGGGATCTCTCCCCGCTTCCGAACGATGCCGGGCCGCCCGGTCATCGGGGGCTGGGTGTCCCACGCCCGGTACTCAGCGACGTCCACGTCGGTCAGACCACCGGAGCGGATCCGAAACTCGACGTCGTCGACAAGTCGGTTGGGGAACACCTGGTCGAGCACGAACCGTGCTCGGAGTGTCTCGTCGTTGAACGCCCTCACGTAGTCGGTGAGTTCGGCCGGGTCGACGAGATCGGTGATCATCTGTGCCACCTATCACGCCTCCTGTTCGCAGGTGACTAGGAACTGTCGTCGTTCCAGCTTCACGCTGGTATCGGCCATCACTCGAAGCGAATGAGGGCGTGCTGTCCGTCGGTGAGGGCGGACGTCGGACCCATGTCGACCTTGGCGGCCGCGTCGAGTCCATGGTTGGCGGGGAGACGGGTCTCTCGGATCGTCCCTCGCCAGAACAGGTTGGCAACGGCCTTGTTGGAGGCCGGAACCGGGTTCATGTCGACCGCGGAGCCCAGGAACCCACGAGCATCCTGGCGACCGTCAAGGGCACCAGAGGCGTAGATCCCGTAGAGACCGGTGGCCGTGATCTTGCCGATCACCAGGCCCGACGGCAGGAAGCCGTTGGGGTAGTGCGTGGCAAGCGTGAAGGTGGTCAGGTCGAGGGTGATCGACTGCATGTCGTCATAACCCTCTCGCCGGCGAATCCAAGACCGGTCGTCGGCCTGGAACGCCTGCTCCGTGACGAACTGAAGTGCGAAGCCCATTACACGCTCCTACGTGTTCCGTCGATCTCCGCATGAGCTGGCACCGGGTCGGTACTCAGCCGCCGCCCGAGACGTTCACGGAGCCGGGCGTTTGCCCGGTCCTTGGACGACTCCCCACCCTGTGAGGTAGGAGGTTGTCCGCCTCGGGTTGCAGTGTCTGTCGGCCCTCGGCCGTTGCCGCCTACGGCGACGAACATCTGGGGATACACGGACTTGAACTGCTCGGCACCAGCTACCACCGCGGCAACCCGAGCACCGTCATCCATCCCCGACGTGAACTGGAACTGGACCATGGGAGCGTACTGCTTGGCGACCTGCCGAGGCATCCCTAGGTCCATGAGCGCGTCTGTTGCCAGAGCATCACGGATGATCCCATATGCCTCCTGGCGAACTCGCTGAGCTTCCTGGCGAGCCTCCTCGGACTTGAGGAGCTTCTGCTCTGCCTCGGGGAGCGCCGCTGCTGCCCGGTCCTTCTGCTCCTTGACGAACGCGGCGGCCTCGTCCAGGGTCATCCCGAGCTTCTCGGCCACGTCCCGCTCCACCGATGCCCGACCCTCAGCCTTCTCGCGAGCTCCGAACGACTGAGCCCACTGGTTGAGCTGGTTGAGCTTGTCGAGGTCCGCTCCGCCGGTGGGTGGCGGTGGGGGAGGCGGCTGCCCCTGCCCCGTCGGGGGAGGTGTCGGAGGAGGTGGCTGTCCCTGTCCCTGCGGATCACTCATCTGTCTTCCTCCGAGAGAGGTCGGGTATTGGTGGCGGAGTGTAGCACGGTCACGTGATCTGCACCGTGTCCACGCGCTCGACGGCCTGCTCAGCCCCTCCGGTGACCCTCGACCACAGCTGCCACTTGCCTACGGCCAGGTCAACGGGGCTGTCGCCTATGATGGGGGTGACGGCCACACGGGTGTACCCCTTGGCCGTGCCCGTGGGGTCCCCGTCCCATGACCCAGGGATCCAGGTGGTGGGGCGGGCCTCGGCGTCGGCCTTGTCGGTGAAGGCGCACTCGACCGTGTAGGCGGTGGGGTCCTCCTCTGTATCCACGTCGAAGTGCAGCTTCTCCCTGGACTCACGCTCGAGCTTCACGCCCACGGCACCCTCCGAAGATCGTCACTCTCGAACCGCCGCCTGAGTTCGTCCGCATCATAGCGACGTCTCAGCTCTCCCGCCATCACCGGCTTGGTCAGCCCGTTCACCCCATGGGTGCGGCGGAGGTCGTTGGCGTCGGTCTTTCGCCGCAGACTGTGGACGAGGACCTGGAGCAACCCCGGCATCGTAACCAGGAGGTCCGCCAGCACGTCTACCACCGCGTCTGAGGTGGCGGAGACGGCAAGGGTGGTCCCGAGACCGAGGGTGGACTGGATGAGGTCTACCACCGCGTCGGTGGTGGCCGCGAGCCCAAGGTTGAGCCGGGCCGTGGCGAGAAGGTCCATCACGACGTCCACCTGAGCCACCATCCCCTGGGTGAGCCTCAGGGTGGAGAGGTGTTCAGCGACGGCGTCTACCGTGGAGGTGAGTGGGATCTGGAGCCCGAGCTGCGACTGGACGTCTGCCACGGAGTCGACCGTGGCCTGCATGGTCGTTCCGAGGACAAACAGGTCCGCCAGCTGGTCGGCAACGACGTCCGAGGTGGCTGACAGGGCGATCGCCAGTCTCGCGGTGGCTAGGTGCTCCGCGACGGCGTCGGAGGTGGCCGAGAGAGCCAGGGCTAGCCGGGCGGTGGCGAGGTGTTCCGCGACCGCGTCCACGTTGGCGCTCACCCCGTAGCTCACCCCTGCACTGGCTAGGTGCTCCGCCACCGCGTCTGAGGTAGCCGTGAGGGGTAGGGCCAACCCGAGGGAGGCTGCCTGTGCAGCCACGGCGTCTGAGGTGACTGTGAGGGGCAGGGAGAGCCCCAGCGAAGCAGTGAGATCTGCTACCACATCCGAGGTGGCCGTGCAAGCAAGGGTGAGCCGGAGAGCGGCAAGGTGGTCCGCCACCGCGTCCAGGGTGGCGGAGAGGTCAACCTGTCCACCGAGGAGGAGGTTGGCGACATGATCCGCCACGGTGTCGACCGTGGCGGCGAGGGGCAGAGCCAGCCGGAGCGTGGCCTGCTGGTCCGCGACAGCGTCCGAGGTGGAGGCGAGGGGCAGGGCCAGGGCGAGGGTGGCAAGGTGCTCGGCTACCACGTCGACGGTGGCACTCATGGGGAGGACCGTGGCGAGGGTTGCTTGATGCTCGGCGACCGCGTCCGAGGTGGCCGTCAGCGGGAGGGCGAGTCCTAGCGTGACGGTCTGGGAGGCCACCGCGTCGCTGGTGGCAGACAGCGGGAGTGCCAGGGCGAGGGTGGCGCTCTGCTCCGCGACCGCGTCTGCGGTGGCAGCGAGAGGAAGGGAGAGCTTGGCAGTGGCCTGGACGTCCGAGACTGCGTCCACCGTGGCTGCCAGGGGATGGATGAACGCCAGGGTACCGGTGTGCTCAGCGACGGCATCCACCGTGGCGGTGAGGGCGTGTGCCTGCCCACCCAGCCCCGCCAGGTGCTCAGCGACCGCGTCCGAGGTGGCTGAGATGGTCTGGAGACTCCCCGGTTCGTGGGTGACGACGAGCCTAGGCTCAGCGTAGGTGGTGTTCTCATACGACACGATCATGAACTGTTCGGTCGTGCCCGGGTGCTCGTAGAAGATCATCAACGAGTAACCGGGGCGCCATCCCGACTGATTGACGATCTCCTGGACGATCGTCTTGATCTCGGGACTACTGACCTCGGTGCCTAGTGACCCAAGATCGTTGGTGGTCCAGCTAACCGACGCGGTGGTGGCAGCCCGTCCCCAGATGTCCTCGTCCAGACCAGCTGTACCGGTCCATGAGTTCTCCGTAAGGTGTCCCTTCAGGGTCCCCTCGGCATCGTTCTTGTCGGTGCTGGCAAGGGTGACCTTCAGTACCGCTGACAAGATGTCTCCACCCTGCGGGATGTTCCACCCGTTGAACCGCCACGCTGCCCGACCGCCACCGGCGGCACCCATCGCCAGGGCCGAGACGTTACTCCAGTCGGGGATGTTCGCGGATCCCACCCCACCAGACTCAACCCCATCGTCCAGTCCGTCCGCGACCAGGATCGTCGAGGTGATGTACCTCCGGAGGGTGGCCTGCTGGTCGGCGACCGCGTCTATCTGCGCGGTAAGGGGAAGTGCCAGACGAGCCGTCGCCACCACGTCTGTTACTGCGTCGACAGTCGCCTGTAGTGCGTGCTGTGTTCCCGTCGAGATTGTAGCCTGCTGATCGGCTACCGCGTCCACCGTCGCCGTCAAGGGCAACGCCAGTCGGGCCGTGGCCTGCACGTCCGAGACTGCATCGGACGTCGCACTCAGAGGCAGAGCGAGGGCGAGGATGGCCTGGGTGTCCGAGACCCCATCGACGTTGACCGACCCGAGGTCGACCGCCCCACCACCACCCAGGTTCCAGTCAAACGGGTAGGGGCCGTCATCAGCATCGACCGTGGTCCCAACCCGGGTGGCCTGCTCAGCGGTTCCGATGATGTCCGCGACCGCGGTGGTGACCGCCGCCTGGTGATACGACCAAAGCGAGCTTGGAGAGGCATCCACCCACTTCTGGAGGGTGTCCTCGAGCCCGGCAGCCACGAGGTTGGAGTCCCCGGTAGAGTCAGCAGTGTAAGGGAGCGAGTTCTCCCAGACAGCCACCACCGCCAACTTGCCGTTGAATATCTCGCTAGCTCCACCTGTACTCAACGTAATGAAGTCACCACCGGCACCGCCCACCGTCGCCGTCCAGTTCGCGACGGAGGCGTCAAAGTTGGCGTGGCTCCAGGTGGCAGTGTTGTAGTTGTAGATCGATGCCCGGGGGGTGGCAGTTCCAGTTGCCTTTCGAACCACCACGAGAGCCCAGACACCTGTCGGAATGGTGTTGGTGCTAGCCGCACCGGCCGACCCGTTGTGCCAGACGATCCACTCACCGGTCTCGATCTGCAGGGGCGTAAACTTGTACAGGTCATCACTATTTGTCACGCAGAACGCCGTCTTGACGGTCGCCGTCTCAGTAAGCTTCATCAACATGGCGACCGTCCCGTACGTCCAGCCGGCAAGGTTGCCCATTGAGAACTGGAGGTTGTCGTCTACCCCATCAAAGATCCGGGTCGGTCCGTTGGGTGGTCCCGCGACCGTGAGAGTCGCCTGGGTATCTGAGACCGCGTCACAAGTAGCCGAGAGAGCGATCGGCGCGAAGCTGAGGTTCTGGGAGAACTCAAACCAGGGGACGGTTCCAGTAGTGTCGGTCGCGGCGTTGGTGTGATCGGTCCCGTTTCCACCGATCGCCATGTCGAACTGGGGGGAGGTACCGGTGGCCGCCATCCCATAGCCGACCTCAACCACGAGACGGTCATCCTGCTGCGCGGTCTGGGAGGTGAGTGACTGGGCGTTAGCACACCGGACACCCTGTACCGTGGCGGGCAGCTCGGTGGTCTCAGCGTAGAATCCCTGCACGAGCAGCGTCCCTCGGACCGTGGACCCGTCGCTGCTCACCAACCGAACACAGAGTGACCGTCGGTCGATGTTGTCGTTACCCGAGACCTCCCGACCACGGGACATGACCGTAATCGTCCCCGAGATGGATCCAGGGTTCAGAGGTGGAGAGACCAGCTGGAACGCCAAGCACTCGTTATTTGCACCCGAGGTGACGTTGACGTTAGAGAGCTGCTCGGTCCCGGACGCCTTTCCAGTAGAAAGACCGCGGGTGACGAACCCCGTGGTAGACTGCCACCCAGCATCAGGGGTGCGGGAGAACCCTGAGACCGAGCTGGTAGCGACACCGTAGAAGCGGGTCGCCACTAGGGCCTCTTGTACGTAATGATCTCCGGGTCCTCAGGTGCGATGGCTCCCTCGGCGATCCCCTTGTCGAGGAACGTCCGAACCTGCTCGTTGGAGACCCGTCCCCAGATCCACCCGTACTCTGTCACCGCCACCTCGAGCATGGACCGGTAGACTCCTGCTCGCTGGGCGGCGGGGACCAGGGAAGCGTCGAGGCCCACCCAACGACCCTGGCCCCCGCCGAGCTTCCCACCACGGTCATCCGTGACGATCAGGTACGCCTCAAGCTCGGTCCCATCGTGGGAGATGGCTACCACAGCACTGTCCCGGTCGAGAAAGTCCAGTACCGCTGCCATGGTGGGAAGGGTCAACTCGAGGTTCCCTGAGGCCACTGCTCCCGCGTTGCACCGCTCCCCGAGGACGATCCGACCTGCCAGGTTGACTATCTCGCCAGCCCAGGTGGTGTCGTGTGTCCGCTCGATGACCCGAGCCACGACATCAGCCCGGGGTGCCCTTGCCCAACCGGAACGTGAGCTGACCGACCCCAAAGGAGGCGGTGTCGCCGTTGTTCACGTCCTTGGAGGCTGCCAGAGCCGCCCACGCGTACACCGACCCGGCCGTGGAGGCCGAGTGTAGCGTCTGGTGGGTGACGGGCGAGTTGTCCCAGTCTGCCGAGGCGGTGGGGAAGGTGATCGCCGACGTGGTGGTCTTGGCAGCCGGAGCTGTACCCGAGGCCGCCGAGAAGGTGGACGCACCCACTGGTTGGCGGGCGTAACCACCGGTGGTAGGTTCGGTGATGTTGGTTCCCGCGTCCGTGGGCGTGGTCGAGCTCAACCCCACGTGGAGGGTGGTCGAGGGAGCCCAGTCGGGGTCCTGAAAGACGTGGTCGAGTATCGCCTGCTCGATGGCGTCGACGAAGGGCATCAGGTGTCCTCTCCGTTCTCCGCAGCTGCCGCTGCCCTGAGTTCCTCACGGCGTGCCGCCCGGTCGGCCTCGATCTGATCCATGGCCGCCTTCTGGACCGCGTCACGCTCGCGAGCGGAGTCATCCCGCCAGTCGTCGGGTAGGGCGTCGGGATCACCGACGTCCTCGAAGTGCTCGGGAGCAAGCTGGGCCTGCTCGTAGTCGGAGATGTCCTCGATGGCAGTTCCAGCCTCGAGGGTCACCATCATGTTCGGTTCGTAGTCGTCCCGCTGAGGGTCGGCTGCCACAGCCACGTTTCGCTTGAGCGTGAACGCCATCTCGCCTCCTACTTGGTCGGTTGCTTAGCTGGTGGCGGCTGGTTCCCTCCGCCCTGTCCGTTACCCTCAGGCTGCCCAAAGCCCCGGGCCTTGGCCTGCTCGACCGCGGCTGCGGTCTCCATCTGGAACTCGGCCTGTCGAGCCTCCCCCATGGGTGGGATCTCCGTCCCGAGGTACTCCGCGGCGGCCTCGGGTGACTCCAGGGCCTCCTTGAGCACCCTGGCGCCCTCGAAGTCCTCGCTCTCCACCGCGTCGGTCTCGTCGGCAGCATCCGTGATCGAGATGCCCGCGTCCTCCATGAGGAGCCGGATGGACGTGTTCCGGGAGATGAGCTTGTCCCGGTACATGGTGAGGATGTCGTTGATGATGACGGCCCGGTCCGAGGGGAGAAACTGGCCGAACGCGTACTCGATGATGGGGATGCCCTCGTTGTCCAGCCTCCCCGCGGGTGGTCTGAGGTCCGCGTGGGTCGGGTCTAACATGGTGAACCGGTGCACGAACGAGAACAGCAGCGGATACTTCTCGTGCCGAACGAGCCGCATCCGACGCACCAGGGAGCGGAGAGGACCGAACGACAGAGCCAGGGCGATGCCGGAGGGGACCTCGGAGGGTCGGAGCTTGCCGAGAACGCTCTCGGGCATCCGGATGTTGGTCGAGAGCCGCTTGAGCAGCGTCTCGATGTACTTGAGCAGCGCATCGAGGTTCCGAGAGGTGTCGATGACCGTCACCTCGCCCTGGATCACCTGTCCGGGCCCGTACGTCTGAACCTTGCCCTCCTCATCCGCCTCAACCGGCGATTTCGAGCCCAGAGGCGGCGAACCAGTGGTCCGTGAAGTCTTGAGAAGGTCCGTGTCAGTCGACTGGATGTCGTCGATGATCTGGAGCACCTTCTGTAGCGCGGAACGGCCGAAATGCTCCTTACGACTGATCGTGTTTGGCAGGTGAACGACCGGGACGAAATCGACGCCGATATCGAGGTTTCGCACCTGCTGACCATCCGCGTTCACCTCCCAGCGGGCCTTGGTCTCGTCGAGGTCGATGTACTCCTTGGACCCGGTGTCCTCGTAGGTCCACGTTCCGTCGGACTTGAGGCACACCTTGGTCGAGGGGTCAGATCGCCAGGGGTAGGACCGTGTTCCATCGTCCACACCCACCGGAACCGGATCGTACGCCGTGTCGATCAGCTCGTAGGTGATCCGACGCACAAACCGCTCCGGGGTACGGCCCGTGGACCCGTTTCCGGGCCGGTCGATCTCATACTCCCAGGCTATGTGGACCTTGGTCGGGTACTGGTAGTCATAGGAGCTCGGATCGATGACCGGGAAGTAGAACCCCGGGTCGTAGCACCGAACGGTGGCTCGTCCACGCGGTGAGTCCCAGGCCACCTCGTAGACCCCGTCCCCGAGGCCCACCGCGTCCTCCTCGACCTCCATCACGGTCATGTGGAGGTTGTCGTCCTCCACCCACCGCTCGAAGAAGTCCTGGAGGGTGTCCGCGTAGTCGTCGACCTCGTCCTCGGCCTTTCGACGAGCACCTCGGACCATCACCATGGCGTCCTCGCCCAGGACCGCGTCGACGAGGTTCTGGACGATCAGCGACGGGTCACCGTACTCCCTTCGAGAGTCGGGATCGTCGTCGTTGGGCAGGTACTCGTGGGCAGAGTTCTCGAGGTAGGCCGAGAGCAGGATGTACGCCTCGAGCCGCCGCTTGTTCTCCCTGTCGACCCAGGACGGGGCCTGTCCGACCTGGCGGTTGAGGAAGGCTGGCTTGTAGTCGTAGGCCGACCACTGGTCCACGAGCAGGGGCTTCGTGTGCGCCATGGCGGACAGAGTATCACCGTGTGCCCACCGCCCGCTTGTCTGCCACGGTCTTGATCACGAGCGTCTCCCCCTCGGGCACCATGAGCTCGGTCAGACCCCAGACGCAGGCGTCGGCTCGGTCCATCTTGACGACGGTGTCGTCCTCACCCCCGGACACCATGGGCTCGTCGTCCTCCTCGTCCTCGACCCCGATCAGAAGCAGCTGGTCCTCGAGCTCGACCAGGCTGTTGCCGAAGGTCGTCTGGAGGTGGTGGACCTCCCGGCGCTCGTAGCAGGCAGCGACCGGCTCGGCCCGCTTCACCTTGCCCCGGGAGGCCCACACGAGCTTGATCGGGAGCCCCGGCTCCACCGCGTGCATGGTGGAGGCCACGAGGTCACCACCGTTGTTCTTCTCGGCTATGACCCGGTCAGCGTGGAGCCGCTTGTAGACGTTGGCGACCTTGTGCGCCCAGTCCGAGTCCGTCATGATGCCAGAGTGGCATTCGAACACGACAGCGTGTGGACGTCCTCGAGGGTTGTCCGACTTGGCACAGAAGGGACAGGGAGCCCTGGTCTTCCCGACGACGATGATCCCGGTCTCGTTCGAGGTATTTGGATCGGCGGTTACCGCGGGGTCCACGGCTATGACTACGCGGGCGAGCAGCTCTCCGAGCTCGTAGGTCCCGGCGATCGCGGTGATGTTCCAGGGCTCAAGCCGGCGTTCTTCGATGTACTCAGCTCGGATGAGACCACCTTCGAGGTCTTCGAGCACCTCTGCCGCCAGCTCCTGGCGGCCAATCCGCGTATTAGCGTACGCATCTTCCAGTTTCTGGAGCACGATCCCCGGGAGGTTTGGACGGTTCTCAAAGGTGTGCCCGCTCGTGAGGATTATGCCGTTCCTCGAATCTTTAGCCTCCTCGACCATCTTCTTGATGAACTTGTACGGCTTTGGCGTGGTCGTGATTATCGCCTGGGGATTGGCGCCAAGACGGAGACCGAAGAGGAGCATATCCCAGGTCTTCTGCCGGTATTTCCAGGTCGCGACCTCGTCACACCAGGCTCGGTGGTGCTGTGGGCCGCGGAGCCGCTCCGGCTCTTCGGCGCTGAATATCTTCGCTCGGCTTCCGTTCTTCAGGACGAGCTCCCCGAGCGACCGGTTCCACGCGAGGACGAGGGACTCGGGGAAGATCCCCAGGAGCCCTGACTCGCCCTCGACCATGGTGTCACGGCCGTCCTGGAAGGTCGCGGCCACCAGAGCGATCCGAGCTCCGGGTCGCTCGAGCATGAACTTGGCGATGTCCTCGGCCCCGGTCCTGGTCTTGCCCCAGCCACGACCGGCCAGGATGACCCAGACCGTCCACGGGAGGTGTCCCTGGCTGATGACGTGGTCGAGCCGCCTCCGACGCATCCGCTTGTGGGCACCGGGGTAGAGCCGCCTGGCCTCGACCTCAGCCTCCTGACAGGTGGTGGGGTCGTCACAGAGGAAGTGCGGCTCCGGGGTTCTCTGCTTTCCGCGTGCCTGCAGGAGCCACCGGAGCCGACACTTCCCGGCCATGTCGAGCTTGCGGAGCAGCTTCTTCCGCGTCTCGACGGGGAGCTTGGGGAGCTGCTCAGCCAGCTGGTCGACAGATGACACGTACCTGACCCCACCGCTTGATCAGGAGGGCGTGCTCGCGGTTCGAGGTGGGGCACAGGTACCGGTTTCCCAGTCCGTTCTTGTCGTAGACCCCCACCCNCCCCTCCTCGCCCGCGTACGCCTCCGCGCAGTCGCTCGTCACGTCCTCACCGTCGAGGAGGATGGTCCAGACGCCCTTCCTGCCACTTCGGTCGCCGAACCTGATCCCGACGTGGTTCTCGTCCAGTCGGTCTGGGCCTTCGGGCAGGCCAAACTCGTCGGTACGACAGTACGCGCAGCGGATCACTCCTCTCGGGGTCTGAATGGCAGGTTGACGGCCCACTAGCGTCTCCTCCGGCCCCGACGACGGGTTCGACGACGCCGTCCACCCCTCCGGGTGCGTCGGATCTTGCTCCTCGGTCGGGGCTTGCTCCCGTACTTCTTGGTCCAGCGGCGAGCGATCCGGGGGTGTCGCGCCCACATGTACCGACGCTGCCTCTCGGAGCGAAACGGCACTATGGCCTCGCCGGGCAGTCCACGTTAGCCATAAACAGCTCCGACAGGTCCCGGGCACACTCCGGGTGCAGGTGCCAGGTGAGGGGCTCACCTGTGTCGGGGTGCATCATGGTCAACTGACGCCAGTTCTGGGGGATGCTCGGTCCCCCCTCCGGCACCTGACCCTGAACCTGGCGTCCACAGCGGTCACAGGTGATGGTGACCCTCTGCTCGACGACGATGGTCACCCGCCGACGCGCCTCGTCCCCCGGGCCGTCCCGGGATGCCTGGTGTTCTTCATCCCGCGACGTCCGACGATCGTCTGCTTCTTCCCGTTACCCCCACCGGTGACACCGGCGGGCTTGTAGCCACCCTTGCGAACTGCCACTATCGGCTCCTCTCGCGTGCAATAGGACTTAGCCCCCCTGAGGGTACCTCAGCGCCGCCTCCGACGCCCACCCCTCCGTGACCGGGCCTTGCGCTTCCTGCCGGCCGCGGACATCTTCGCCATCTTCTTCTTCCCGTACTTCTTCCGACCGATGGAGGCCGCGACGGCCCCCGGGTTCCTCACGTTCCCCGCTTGGCGATGGACCGCTTGAGGGACCGGAACCGTGCCCCGGATCCCAGCTTGGGCTTGCGGCCCTTCCGCTTACCTCGCGACCTGGATGATCTCCGGCGTCTCGCCATGTCGACCACCTCCT